GCAAACTTGAAGCTGTCCTCGATGAACCTAACCGTGTATTCCACCGAATCATTGGGATTCGTCCAGGTGAATGAGGTAAGCGCCCCATACTTTCCCATAAAGAAATCCCTGATGTTTTCCATCTCGGTCTTTGTCCTGTGCTGGAACCTGAGTGTCCATTTCCGTAAAGGATTTGCCCATTTACGCCTGCGCTGTTCGACCCCGTTCTCAAACTCGGAAATAAGCGTCTTATACTGGACAGTTTCATCTACCGTAAAATCCGGCGTATAATCGAAATCGCTCATGTGTAACTCCTGATAACCGACCGTATTTTTCCGTTGTTATAAATGTCGTCGGCAATGGCATTCGACAAAGCCTTCCTGTTTCGCCATACGTCCTGCGCGTCCCAGGCCTGAATAACCTGATTGATATTTATCGTCACGCCGCCTTGCGTAACCGCCTCACCTCTATTAAGCGCCTTTAGGTTATCTGAACCGCCTAACGCCCCCATTCCCCGTCGTGATAAAATACCTTCTCCGGTCTGGGCAATAATCGGCACTTCATCCGGAGCAAGTCCGCTGTGCGCTCTTATAAGCCCGCCCCAATGCTTTCTGACCAATCCTCCCTGATGAAACAAACTTCCCACCGGCACACCGAAGATCGTGCCGCTGGCTCCGGCCATAGCCGTAAATAACTTGATCAAAAGAAGTTTTGCCAGGATGTTCGATATCATTTGAAGGACGGCCCTTCCGAAATCGGCGAAGATTTCCCGCATGTTCCTCAGCTCTCCGGTGAACGCCTTGAAGAAAAATTCGGAAAAAGCGTTCTGCATGTTGCGCGCCGATTGTTTGGCAAACTCTTCCATGGCGTTGAATTGTTTTGCCGCTTCTTTGGCGCTCTCACCAACCTGCTCGGCGGTATCTTTTAAGATCTGCGCGGTGTTATCACCGGTCTCTTTTACCTTGGCGAACACAAGGTCGTATTGTTCCATGGCAACCTTGGCGCTTTCTATCGACGCCATCTCGAAAGCCTTGCGGTTGGTTTCCATATCGGAAGATAATTTCTTGACGCTTGCTCCGGCCTGCCTGTATGCTTCTCCGACTTTCCCGGGCAGTTTGCCCAATAAGTCATATAGCTTTATCAAAGGCACCAGCATCTTCTGGAATACCGTGTTTGCTACCTCAAGAAGAGTGAAGAAGCCGGATACCAGCTGGTTCATGAAACCCTGCAGGAAACCCAGTACATGCCATAAGGCCTGGCCTATCTTTACCGCAAAGTCTTCCCACGCCGCCTTTAACTTCTGCATCTTTTCCAAATTGGTCATCGTGGAAGTATCTATCTGCTTGAGGATTTTTTCTCCGGCTTCAAGCGTGGCGTTTAAGAAAGCCTGCTTCCTTTCCGTCTCGGTCAATTCTTTTGCCGATTTGCCGATTGACGCGGCATACTTCTCGTATGCGTCTCCGGCGCTGACGATGATCCCCAGGTTATCCAGGATCAGCTTCGACTGCCTGCCCACGCCGACAGCTATACTCTCGAACATGAAACCCACGTCCTTGCCGAAGGCCCGGGCCGACGCGCGCGAAATCTCCATCATCTTGGCTAGTTTATCCGGGGCAATTCCTAAAATCATAGCTTGTGAAGCTTTTTCCATAATTTGCGCTGTCGACATAGTTTCTCCGGACATCCTGCGCAAATCTTTTATAATCTGTTCGGAACTTGCGCCGAGAGATGAGGCAAGGTTTTCAAAAGCCTGCCTCTGCTGTTCCACCTTGGCGCCGAGTTCCATCAGCTCCCAGGCTTTACGAAGAGCCATGATGCTCGCGGTAACCGCCGCGGTAATCGCAAGCCAGTTCTTCTTCCAGGAATTCGCAAACCTCTGCAGGCTGCCGCGTACCCCTTCAAGGCGTTTCGTAGCCTCATCACGAAGCCTTAATATTATGGACAGTTCTTTATTCGTCATCGCCTGAATTTATTCCTTTTCTTTATCTTTTCCAATTCGATTGCCTGTAACTCTCTTTCGATAACCTCGAATGCATCGAGCATCTTTGCCGACTGCTCGAGCCAAGACCCTGAGTTCGGCAGATACCCCAGTCTGTAAAAATTAAATGCCCTGATAAAATTCGCCGACTGCCGCGTGACGATTCTAAAAGGGCATCCTTTATACTGCTCGCCGTTTAACTCCCAAATCTCTTGTCCCGGCACTTCGAACTCACATTGTATTTCCTTCCCGGATAAGCACCTTTGGCAGTTCACGGTAAATTCACCCAAATGAACCGCCACTATTAGTTTTTTCTTTCTTCCTCCGACAGCTTGGATTCGTTCAATATTTCTTCGGCAAGCTCTGTTCTCAGCTCGCTGGGAAACATGGCAATAATCCTATCCGAGACAGCATCCCGCATTTTCCCGGCACAACGTATCGTCTCGCATTTAAACTCAACCGGTGTTTTGGTCTGAGGATCCAGAAAGTTCTCCAACCCTTTAAGCCCGTACTTGATGGCCATAAGCTGACGCTTATTGTAATTAATCTTTATATCCGCTGGGTCTTTGGGATTGGTGGAACTCAATTTGAAACTCGAACTTTCATCATCAAGCTCCGCTCTTAACGCTGGATCCAGATATCCCAGGTGAAATACCGTGGGGTTTTCCTTTTCCGGATCGAGTTTGGATACATATTTCCTGGTAGCGGTTACATCAATTCCTGTAAGCATAAAAACCTCCCTTGTTTAATATTTCTCATTACAACAAAAGTATGCAAATCTCATCATCGCCCGGCTCCATTGATCCCGTGACATCGAATGCGGTCTGAGCAAGCTGTATGCCGTCACGATCGCCGTCATCTACTTTGTTGTAGATAATGCTTGGGGCGTAAACCCTGATCTTGTTGCCGTCAGCCGAACCGTAGGCCACATCGAGAACCATGGGCGTATTGCTGAACCACTTGTCATAAAAATCATGCGTTGCCACCAGCACCATCTCGGGGTTAAACGAACCTTGAGTATCACGTTCGGTAACCATGAATGACAGGATGCCTTTTTCGTCGTCGATCTTATCCTTCGGGGCCAGGGTATTAGCGATATCGATATCCATCTCTCCGACGTTCAGCGAAACGCCGTCGCAGGACATCACCGCATTCAAAAGAACCGGCGGCACTACATCGTCGTAACTAATCCCGGTGAGTAACGGTAAATCAGATACACCCGCTTCGACTCCCTTAAAACCGAAATCCACTGTTGCCGGTTCGCCTATCTTAAAATTGAACTTTGCCGTTCCCCGGCATCCTTTAAGAAGTTTCCTTATGCCGTCTTCATACAATCCCATGGTCAGGGAAGGAACCGAACTTGAGATAGGCTTTATCTCATGTCCGGCATCCGAAGGCACCGAACCTGTGGTTGCGGTTGCCCCGGAAGTTTCTCCGGTAAGCACTTCGCCGTTCTCGAACGTGCCGGTTATCTCGACAAAGTAAAGCGTAGTCGTGCCGTCCGCGGTCTCAATCACGACCCTGCCGGTTGCAAGAGATGTCCCGCCAGTGATTGTCTCTCCGTGCTGAAACGGACCGCCTGCGACAGCGCCTATGGTGATCTTCTGCAAATCGTTAATCGCAAAGCCGCAGGCCTTAATCAGCTTTGCCCATTCCGGCTCTTCCGTCAGCGACCCCGAACCTTTCAGCTCGATACTGAAATCAAGGCCTGCCGAACGCTTTCCGGTCAGCTTTCCCATCTTGGTAAGCGATGAGCGCACAGGATTCCTTTGGTACATCTGCGGATCATAATTTGCCTTAGGCGTGAAATTTACCAACAGCCCGGCATCCGCGGCCGCCAAAGATTCGGCTGATCCTTCGACACTTTCGATTTTTGCGGCTAACTGCCTTTTACGTATTAGCATTGACATAACTCATCCCTCCTTCAGTTCTTTGCGGTTGGATCCGACCTTAAATGGCGGTACCTTATGCCCAGCTCCATTATTATTCCCGCGTAAGGCTGGCCTTCGGTGGTCTCAAACGGCGTCGTCCCCAAAACATCAGTATCTATTGCCTCGCCTCCGCGAGTGTGGTCTTGTAAAATCGCTTTTTTAATATCGCCCTGCAATCTATTTAAATAGGTGTCCGTAACTATCGAATCACCTTCGTCATTTACGAAAAATACATCGAGATAAATAATTAAATAACATTCCTCGAACGGGTTGGGCTGTCCTTTTTCTTCTTCATCGCCCGGGCTTATCACGACAGCGGGCAAGTCGACAAGCCTATTGCCATGCATCGACCATCTCTGGACAGTGTCGGCGGTGAAATCGAAATTATATCCGTTAGCGATTGTTACGCCTTCGAGGGTCGTCTTGATGTTGGCCATTATTTTTTCCCGGACGGTTTCCATAATCAGATCTTCCTTAAGGCTTTGTCGATTGATTTATTGAGAATATCGATCCTATAATTTTCCAGGCTGTCCCATACCCTATAAAATCCTAAGCGCGGCTTTAACCGCACCAATCTCTTTAATACATACAAAGGCAATAACTTTTGTGCCCGTTTTTTCACTCTCACAAGAAAAGTCTGTCCTTTAAATCTCATCGGCTCTACGTTCTTCAACTCTCGTGGTTTTTTATATCTGCCTCTTAGCTTTCCTTTTGCAGTAAACATCTGGCTTCTTGCAGATAGAGGAACTGCCATTCGTCCGCCGCTTGGATCCGTAACAATTCCTCCGGTTTCATGGAGTTTGGCAATCTTCGATTCCGAATAAACCTGCATGCCCATGCCTTCGATCGTAGACGATACGAGCGACACTCTCTTGAATGTGCCGAAAAGCCCGTAGCCCGATGCCCCGCGTACTCCGGGCGGGCCCTGGAGCCTCTGTTGCCTGAATCTTTTCAGGAACCCTTTGGTGATACGGTCCATGCCGTCGCCAAGCTCGAACTTCAACACCTTAGGCGCAATCTTTATCGCCTTATCAAGCGCCCTCATGTCGACTTCAGTCATCAATCTCATATCTCACCATCCCACAAGCAAATGCCATGCGCCTTCGTCTTTATGTAAAACTTCAATGATGCGCGCTTCGCGGTTCGTTCCTTCGACATCGTCCAAGGTTATGCGGTCGTCTTTTTTATCCACGGATATGACGCCTTCTGTGGCGTCGTTGGCAATATAAATCTCAACCTGGCTCTGCAGACCTCTGCCCTGATCTTCGCTTCCCGGTTCGAGCCTGCCGCGCACAACAATCGCATTGATTTCTTTTCCTGCTTCACCTTCAGGAGTATATGTAATCACCTCGGCGAATTCGGCGGTGTTTAAAAAGCAATTGATTACATCAAGAGAAAATTGGTCTTTAAGGCTCATAACTTATTCCTTTAAAAAGTAAAGAGGCCCCTTGTTTTAAGGAGCCTCCTCACTGTCGTTCTTGGATTTTACAACCTCAACTTTTACCTGGCCGAGCCGGATAGACTCATCCACATCATTGGCGGCCAAATTCTCCGGGCTTACTCCTTCCAGAAGAACATACCCGGGATTCCTGATTATTCCGCCAATGTCTTTTTGCTCAGTCAAGATTATACGGATAGACTCCTTTCCCATAACCGCTCCTTGTGTAAAAAACCGGTTATGCGTCTACCTTCAAAAGATGAGCAAAGTACTTATCGATAACTTTCTCGTCGACATTCTGACGTACCCGGAAAATGTCACTGCGATGTTTCTCGTCCCGATACGATTCGACCGTGGCATTGTCAGGTGAATCAGACACCCACAAAAAGGTCCTGCCCACGCTGGGCTGAATCAGATTCTGGCCGTCTTCGGCAACTACCCCAATCATGGCATAATCATCATTCCAGATGTCGGCGCTTACGAAAGTCTGGCCTTCCTTGGCGCTGTTGTAAATCGCCTTCCCCACGATTATCTTTTTCAATCCCAGGATGTCTGCCAAGGCATTGAGGATTTCCGCCTCGGTCAAACGGGCAACGTACTTAATCGAATCCTTGATGCCGGTATTGTCCAGCAACCGGTCGATGTTTGCCTTGTTGCAGATAAGCGCGCTGGGATCAATGCCGCAGTTCGACCTGACCTTTTCCCGTGCCGCGCGTATCTGGCCGATAACATCAGTCGCGATGTCATCCCATGGATTGGCCGAGTGATCGGTATAAAGATCCGCTCCCGTCCAAGTCGAGATGTTGAAAAGAAGCTCCGCAACCCTTCTTTCCTGCGCCTGCATCAGTCGGCGGGCCGTAATCTGGCTTGTTATGAGCTCTGCATCGAAATCGGACGCGTACATCTCCCTTTCACCGTCATCCAATGCTCCCTCAAGACCGTGTTCCTCGCACTTGTAGGAAAGGTCCTTTGCTTCGAAGCCGTCACGGTTGTATGCACTGCGCGGCGCGCGCTTGGTATCGGCGTCCCGTGTTATGCTTTCCCTGGTGATGGCCGAGAAAGACGACTCCTTCTTTTTGGTCTTAAATATCGGCAGACAAATCGACCCGATAAACTCTTTTGCCTGCTCCACGTATTCCATAACCGCCACGCCTAATTCAAGGCGCGGTTTCGCATGAGTTCCTGAATATTCAACGCCCATTTTTGTCCCTCCTTTTTTTGGAAACTCTTATTTTCAAACTGCTCTTATGAGCCCATAATCGTTTCGATGATGTCTCCGTCCGCTGTCGTAGCCTCAAGCGCGGTACCCCTGATTGTCCCTGCGCCGGGATCCGTATCCTGAACCTTGCCGTCGGCCCCGGCGTAAATGGAAGCTCCGGCCGCCATTGCTTCGTTGGCAGTAACCTTGAAGGTCCTGCCGGTAGTAATCAATCCAACGGTTACCATGTCACCGATAGCTTCGGCTTTTATCTGGGTAATACCGATACAAGCCTCATCAGCGTCGGCATACTCAACCTGGGAGCCGCTTCCGGCGCTCAACTTTACCCGGCGGTAAGCCTCCAATACTTCTCCGGCCGTAAAGGTCTTTAAACCGTTTTCGATTTGCTGTGACATCTTTATCCCTCCTTCGTTTTGACTGTGACTTTTGTTATTTCTTCGGCGTTTTCTCTGCCGTTGCCTTTAAA